ACAAGAACACTAACAGGCAAGTATAAACTAGACTACCTAAAATACCTAGAAGATATTAATGGTGATATACGCATTGTAAAAGAATGGACACCAGAATTTATTGTAACTAGCACAGTTGATGCACACAACAATAAAATGTTAGACAGATACGTTGAAGAAAATGGCCTAGGTTATATTCCTGCGGTATGCGTGTACAACAGTAGAAGCGTTGTAAGAGGCATAGGTATATCAGACATTGCAGACATTGCTGATGCACAGAAAATGATATACAATGCAACATCAGAAGCAGTAGAGTCAATCAAACTTGACACACACCCAAGCCTAGTAACTACACCAGAAGTAAACGTAGGCACAGGTGCAGGTAGCCTTATACATATGCCAGACAACTTAGATCCAGGCTTAAAACCATATGCACTAGAGTTTAGTAGTGCTAACATAGAATCAATATACAAGTCAATAGATCACACTATTGAAAGTATTGACAAAATGGCTAACACAGGCGCTGTTAGAGCAACCGAAAGCAGAACAATGTCAGGTGTTGCAATGGAAACAGAATTCCAGTTGCTAAACGCTAAGTTAAGTGAAAAAGCTGATCAAATGGAACTTGCAGAAGATTCAATTTGGAAGATATTCGCTGATTATTATGACTTAGACTGGGATGGCACAATTGATTATCCAGGTAGCTTTAACATTAGAGACACAGGTGCAGAAATACAACAATTACGCACAGCTAAAGACACTGCAAGTGATCCAGCAGTAATACGTGAAATAGACCGTAGATTACTAAATTGGATGGGCGTAGAAGAAGATGCAGTTGAAATGTTTGAACCGCACGTAATGATATCACCAGAAGGTGTAAGAGTTATGGCTAAAACTTATGAAGAACACTTAGATTTAGCAGCACAAGGATACACACACGAATAATGGCACGTAAACCACTAAAATATCGCGGAGCAACTTGCTCAAAAGACTGTTCAGGTACTAAAGCAGGCTTCGCATATGGTATGGGTGGCGGACGTAAGCCTAATCGTAAAGCACCTAGCTTTAGTAGAGGGTTGCGCATAGCAGTAAAAGCTATGAAAGCAAGAACAAGAAGAAGGAAACGTAGATAATGGCTATGAAAAAAGGCAAGAAGAAAAAAGGAAGTCGTGGAGGCAGACGAGGTTAATTGGCAAGCATACTTCGAAAACACTAAAGAAGTATGTCCTTGGAGTTGGCGGGCGTGGCAAGCGGGGCAAATACACATACAGAATTGGCATAGCCAAGCAGTAGTATTAGGCAAATTAGAGGCACGGTTATACATCGCTCCTAAACATAAACCAAGGCAATTAAAAAAAATCGCCGACAGATTAAACCTTAAAAGACCAGATGAAGAATGGCTATGGAGTCATCCTAAATTTGGTTACTATTCAACACCTATTGCAGTGTTGATACAACAGGACAGACACAGGCTAGAAACTATCAGAAAGGCCCTAAATATAACTCCTTTACAATAGAGTTGATAAATAAAACTACACAACTCATAGGAGGAACGTTACGTGACGGATTTAAACACGGATACAGTAGAGACTGAGGCTGCTACAGAAAATGCTCAGGAAACCAGCAAAACATATACTCAAGAAGAGATGGACAGACATATAGCAGGGATGAAAAATTCTCTTGCAAGAAAGTATGAACGTCAATATTCAGAACTGGGTGACCTAGATGAACTACGTGGGCTTAAAGCTGCTGAAGAACAACGTCAGCAACAAGAAGCAATTAAGCGTGGTGAGTTTGAAAAAACTCTACAGGAACTTGCTGCAAAAAAGGATGCAGAAATACAAAAGCGTGATGCTATGATAACTGAATATAAAATTAATTCGCCGTTATTAGATAGTGCTGCTAAACATAAATCTGTTAATCCTAACCAAGTTAGAACTTTATTAGGTAATAGAGTCAAACTTAATGAAACAGGAGACGAAGTACAAGTGTTAGACGAGCAAGGCAATGTACGCTATGATGATGGTGGCAACTTGTTTACAGTAGACGGTTTAGTAAGTGAATTCTTAGAACAAAACCCACACTTTAAACAAGCTAGTGCAACCACAACGAATTCTAAGACCCAGCTGGGCAATGAATTAAAAGCAGAAAACTTTGACTTAGATAAACTTGATCTTAGTCGTCCTGAACATAGAAAAATGTATAAAGAGGCACGACAAAAGGGCCTTATATAAGCCAATCTAAGGAGAATTTAAAATGGCAAACTCAGCATACACAGGTGGATTTAACACTGACGCATTATTTGTTCCAGTAAAAGCCGCGACAGTATACGCTGCACACGAGAGCTCACTGTTCTTGGGTGGAGAACTTATCCCAACTGTAAACGCACCAAACGGTGTACTACAGGTTCCAGAATTAGCAGCAGTAACAGCTACTAAACTAACAGCAGAAGCAGCACCAGGCGTTGACCTAGATACAGTGCTTGCAGCTGACACAAAAAACACAATTCAAGCTAACCTATATGCAGCACGTTCAGTTGTACGTGACTTAGGTAACATTGACCCAACTGAAATCGGTCGTGTGCTTGGTAACGCAGTTGCAAAAGCATTTGACACAGATGTTGCTGCTGTACTAGAAACACTAACATCACAAGAAATTACATCAGGCAATTTAGACACTGATGAAATCTTTAGTGCTGTAGGTACAATCCGTGCAGCTGGTGAAACAGGACCACTAATGGGTGTTGTAAGTGCAAGCGCTTATGGTGCTCTAATGAGCTCTGTAGGTAGTAACGCATTCGGCGGTGGTGAATTCCAAAGCCAAGCAGTACGCTCAGGCTTCTTTGGTTCAATCGCAGGCGTAAACTGCTTTGTGTCATCATATCTAACTGGCGACAGCAAAATGGCTATCTTCGGTATGGATGCAATGCGTATTGCTATGCAGAAAAATGTTGACATTGAAATCGGTCGTCGTCCAGAAGCAGTTGGCTTTGACGTAGTTGCCAGCCTACACTCAGGTGTTGCAATGATCGACGCAACACGTGGTGTTCTAATTGAAGACGCAGCGTAATTAGTTAGGAGAATATTTAGATGGCATTTATTAGCGAGAGTGGGACGGTTATTAGCTTTGCAGAGTACAGTGATGTACTACGCAGAGATCAACGTCTCTTCGATAATAACGAAGGCCTAACTGATGATGTTGTAGAACAATCTCTTGAAAGAGCAACTGATAGAATTATTACTAAAATCCGCAATACAGAATGGTGGCAGAGCTATTTCTTACAGCAGGATGGAGGTAGTACTTCTATCAGAACTCGTGCAGATATACCGTCACCAACAATTAACAATATAATAGGACGTTCAGCAGACTTTACAGACTTATGTGTGTATCTTGCGCTGTCAGAATTTATATTGCCTAGTGTTGCTGACTTTGGTGTAGAAGACGATGCTGAAAGACAAAAAATGGGTTACTATTCAACTAAATTTGAAATGTTGTTTGAAGAACTTATTATTGCAGGAGATTGGTATGACTTTGATGGCGATGCAAATGTTGAATCGTCAGAGAAGGAGCCAGGTCAAATTAGGTTAAAGAGAATTAGATGAGAACAGAGATTATAGATTATATAAAAGGGTTAAAATTAGGATCCTACAAGATTACTGATGATATACCTCGTATAGAATCTGGAATTCCTCTGCATCTAAGAAATCCAAAGACCATATACTTAAATGTTAATGAATTTGATGAACAACCACTTATATCAACATTAGGTGGTTGTGACATACACACTTTTACAACATCGGTTACGCTTACTTTCGCAAACGATGCTAAAAGAATACCTAACAATTATGATGAACTAGTAGGTTTATTAATAAGAGCAAAAGATATCGATACTACTACCGGCTATAACAGTCGTGAAGCAACGGTAACTACTGCAATTGAAAATGATATGCTAGTGACTCAAATAGAATATGCTTACGTTAAAATTAGATAAAGGAAAACAAAATGGCTAATTATATATATCCAGCACCAGGGGTAACAGGCGTAGAGGCAACTCTAGCATTGGAAATCTATTCAGACGGAACCAATGACAGCCTGGCAATCCCAAGTTTACAGGACATCACTGTAAACGCTTCAAATGACGTGTTTACTTGGACACAATTAGATGAAGCAGCTAAAAAGCAGGTTGCTACTACAGCAACTAACTCAATCTCAATGAACTTAGTTCTTAACCAAGAAGTATTCTTCGGTGACGGAACAACAGGTACAGGCACAGCCTCACACCACGGTATCTTTGGAATGAGTACACGTAAAGATCTTGTTGAATTCTCGCTATACTTAGGTGACGAGTCAGACGCAGGAAATGGTAAAACTATATCAGGTACAGGATACATTACTGGACTAGCTCCAACTGTATCAGCAGATGCACCTGTATGGGTATCACCAATTACAATCACTGTTGACGGTGACTACACAGTCGCTTAAAGCGTGAGGGCAGCAATGAGAATAGGGGGTTTTGGCCCCCTATTCTTGTATGCAGCATAAATATTATTAGGAAGATTAATGGATTTAAATGATTACTCAGACAAAGACTTGCTTAAGAGTGCATTAGCAGAAGTAGCAAAGTCGGCAGCTGAATTAAAATCGGCAAGAAGTGATATAGACAAAGCACAATCTAGGCTAAAGTTTACATTGCTTGTTATTAACAGATTGATAGATCGAAAGGATTAAAAGATGAAACTAGCACAATTAGCAGCAACTCCAAAATTAATTAAACTTAGCATTGATGACGAGGACACTATAAAAGAATATGGTGAACCTATTGATTTCTACATTTATGATAGACAAAAAATGGATGTCTATTTACAATTAGCGTCACTAAATAGTTCTGATCAAACAGCAGTATTAAGTTTAGTTAACAATTTAGTACATAATGAAAAAGGTGAATTAATAATTACAGATAATGTAACTTTACCAATAAATGTTATGACTAAAGTAATAGAAAAGGTGGTACAAAACTTGGGAAACTTAACAAGCCAGACTATAACAACTTAGATTCTAAGTTGAATAGTTGGTTAACTTTAGATATATTAGCTAAGAGATATAGTAAATTACCATCTGAAGTGTTAGCTCAAGGCAATACTATTGATTTATATGTTATGGAATTGTCTGCAGGATATGAAGCATATCTAAGACGCAAAAAAGACAACGGAGATGTAGTTAGTCACGGCAAAAGCACTGATGAATTACAAGGAATGTTAGAGAGGGTAACTAATGCCAATAAGGCCAAAAAACACAAGGATGATTAAGAGTCTTGCTAAAAATAAAAGCAGACTTAACACCTTGCCTAAGGCTGCATTTAAATACTGGCGTAGTATAACTCCGATAAAAACTGGTAATGCTAAAAGACGAACCAGTCTTAAAGGACAAACCATCTTAGCAAAATATCCATACGCAGAAAGATTAGATGACGGTTGGAGTACACAAGCACCGAAAGGTATGAGTAAACCAACTGAAGAATTTATTGCCCGCCATCTACGTAAGATAATAAGGAAATAATATGGCAAAAGATCTAAGTTACCAAGTTGAAATAGACATCAAAGCAGCACAACGTAATCTTGATAGATTACGTAACACAATAGTTGGCGCTAGTGCTGCATTTGCAGGTGCATTTACAGTTAAAGAACTTGTACAAACTACAGCTAAATTTGAAGATTTAAGAAGCACACTAGGTATCTTATTTAAAGATGTAGAATTAGGTGCACAAGCATTTGAACAAATTAAACAATTTGCAGCAGGATCTGTTCTTAGCGTAGATAATTTAACTAACACAGTAATAAAATTAAAAGCTGCTGGACTAGAACCTAGTATTCAACAGTTACAATTATTTGCAGATGTAAGTGCAGCTACAGCAGATAAAATAGGTGCCTTAGAAGCAATAACAGATTTGTTTGCAAGAACTACAGGCGGTGGTTTAGGTTTAGAAGATTTAAACAGACTTGCTGATCGAGGCATTCCAGTATTTACAATATTAAGAGAAAGATTAGGATTAGCAAGATTAGAAGTTGCTGAATTTGGTAAAACATCAGAAGGCGCTGCTAAAATACTTGATGAACTAACAAAAGGGTTAGATGAAGCGTTTGGTGGTACAAGTGCAGCCAAAGCTGCTACATTGTCACAAGCTGTATCTAATTTCGGTGATGCTGTAGATAATGCGTTTGATACAGTAGGTGTTAGTGGATTTAATGCAGCTTTAAGTAATCTTATCAATACAGTTACAACTTTAATTAATGAAAATCAACAACTATTAGTATCAATCGGTCAAGGTCTAGGAAATGCAATTAACTTTGCAGTAGAAAATGCAAAAATACTTGCAACCGTATTAGCAGCAGCATTTGCAGCAGCAACAGCAGCTAGAGTAGTTGGTATAGCTAGTGCAGTGTTTACACTTGCAGAATCGTTTAAAAAAGCAGCTATTGCAGGTACATTACTTCAAGGTGTAACTGGTGTTGGATTGGCAAAGGTTGCAGTAGGTATAGCAGCAGCAGCAGGTGCAGTAGCAACAATTGAAGCAATGACAAGCGATGCATCTAACTCAATTGATGATTTAAATGAAAGTTTAGATAAATTATCTGATGCACCGACTGCTATACCTGATACAAGTGTAATAACTGAACAAGCAAAAACAGGTGTTGAAGAAGCACAAAAATCATATGAAAAATATATTTCTACGCTAAAAAGTTATACAGCTCCAACTACTGAAGTAGGTAAATTAAATGCTGAACAAGCAAAGTCACTAGAAATAATTGATACATTAATAACTGCACAAAATAATTTAAATTTATCAACAGCTGAAGGTCGTAAAGAATATCAAACAATTGCAGGACACTTAGAAGTTGCAAAAGATGCTTACTTTAAATTTGGAGATGCAATAGCTGCTGCAACTGCTAAATTAAATGAACAAAAAGATCCGTTTAAAGAATTTATGTCTAGTTTAATTACAAATTCTAGAGACGCAATGCAAGAATTGAAGTTTAACAAAGATGCATTAGAAGAATTAAGAAAACAATACGCAGCAGGTACTATTGATTTAGCTACATATGCAGAAGCTACACGTAGAGTTAAACTTGAATTAGGTGAAACAGATCAAGCATTAAAAGATGTAATATCATCATCGCTAAGTTATCAACAAGAATTAGCAGCAAGTACATTAGAAGCTAAAAGAGACTTCGAAGAAATTAATATGGATCCGTTAGAAAAACAAGTTAATGGCATCACAAGAAAATTAAAAACAAATTTAACCGCAGAAATAAAAGAATTAAGAAAACAATCTGCACTTAATCCACAATTTGCAGCTGAATTTGATCAAGAAATACAAAATATTACAAAAGCAACTAATGATGCTATCGCATCACAAACAAAGTTTGCAACAGCAGCATATAACGCACAAAGAACATTTAGTAGTGGATGGAATAAAGCATATAACACGTATGCTGATGCTGCTACTAACGCAGCAGATAGAGCAGGTAAAGCATTCCAGACATTTACACAAGGTGCAGAAGATGCTATTGTAAACTTTGTTAAAACTGGTAAACTTAGCTTTAGAGATTTAATTAGTGATTTACTAGAACAAAGCCTAAGAGCCAATATACAAGGATTGTTTAGTG